GCTTGGTATACTGTCAATGGAGAAAGACTTCAGGGACGTGCAAAAGCAGTTGCTTACTTAAAAGAAAATCCAGAAGTAGTTACAGAATTGGCTGATGAAATAAATGCCAGATCTTAATGAATTCTTAAACAACAAAGAGCAGAAAGAGGCTTTGCGTTCCACATTGGAAAGCCTTGAAGGTATCAGACCCTGTTCTAAATGTGAGCTTGATGTGGATGGTGGGTTGTGGGATCCAGAAAGTTTAACTATGCAATGGACATGTTCCAATGGACATGAGACAAAGCATCAGGTGGGCTAGTGTCAGAAAGATCAGAAGTCAAAAGAGATGGTGCAAAAGCACAGAAGAATAGTGGACGTGGAGATTATCAAAAGGGTGATGCCAAATGGAATCAGTTCCTTGTTGATTACAAAGAAGCATCTTCTTCTTTTACTTTAAACAAACCAGTGTGGTCTAAGATATGCACTGATACGTTTAAAGTAAGTAGAGATATGCACCCAGCGTTAAAAATAATTATAGGAACTGATTCTAAGGTTCGTCTTGGAATCATTGAATGGACGGTATTAGAAGAACTAATATCGTTTTGGGAGGAAAATCATGAGTAATCCAGATATTAATTTGGTAGGTAAGATTGGACAAGATCCAGTTGTTCTTGGCAATGGCGGATTAAGATTAAGAGTTGCAACCAATGACCGCATTAGAGATGAATCTACAGGAGAATGGAAAGATGGACCAACTTCTTGGTGGACAGTTAAGGTTTGGAATAGACTTGCAGAGCAAGCTAAAGATGTCCTTAAGAAGGGACAAGAGGTTACTATTTCTGGTGTGATCTATGAAGAGACATGGAAAGATAAAGAGACAGGGCAAGCTAAAAATAGCTACGAAATTAAAGCCACTAGCATTGGCTTGACTCCATGGTCTGTTTCACGTGAGAAGATTTCATCTGGCGCAAGCTGGGACATGAACGCAGAGGTTCCTTTCTAGTGATTTCTTTTATTTGTGGGGCGGCAATTGGATTTATTATTGGTTACGGCCTTGGTTTATTTATTGACAAATTAGATAAGAGGGAAAAAGATGGCAGAGGATAAGAATACATTAGAGCTTATAAGCGATATAACAGAGTTTAATGATCTCCATGAGTTCATGCAGGATGAACACTTGGATAAAGCTCTTGCTATTGTGGTAAAATTGTTAATGAACCCAGATGTTCCTTCAGCAAAGGCACCACATTTAATTATGGAGCTACAGGCAATGTCAACTAAGTTTGCTGTTCTTGCATCTGTATATTCAACAATTGCAAAAGACAAGGCTGGAACAGCCAATAACAATAAGAAGAACATTTACTATTCAGTAAAGGAGTCCATAGACAAACTTGTAGATGCACTTAAGTATGTCGTTAGGTATAATTCATAAATGGCAAGAGACATTGTAAAAAATTTAAAGTTTAAGAAGCATACGGGTAAGCATTTTGATCCAGAACTATTTGCCCAACTGCTTGATGAGTCATATCGTAATACTAAACGTGCTGACGGTGACATGACAAAGAAGTCATTCAGCCCAAGTTCTTTAGGATACGGACATGGAACATGCCCAAGATATTGGTACATGGCATTTAGTGGAGCAATGTTCATTGATGACAATGATGCTGTTGCTGTTGCAAACATGGCCCAGGGAACACAGGCCCACGAGAGACTACAAAAGCTTATTTCTACAATGCCTCAGTTTGTTGCAGAAGAAGAAGAGATTACCAATGAGTACCCACCTATCCGTGGCTTTATTGACTTGATCATGGAGTACGATGGTGAAACCGTTATTGGTGAAATCAAGACGGCTAAGCAGGAGGTATGGGATACAAGGCAGTCAGAGATGAAGTCTTCACCAAACCACATGCTACAGTTACTTACATACATGAAATTAAAGAATGCCAAAGAAGGCTTCTTCCTATACGAGAATAAAAATACACAAGAAGTTTTGATTATTCCAGTATCAATGAATGATAAGAACAAGAAGATAATTGAAGATACATTCTTGTGGATGCAAGAAGTTTGGGATAATTTCCAAAATGGAGATTTGCCAATGAGACCTGCTGGTGCTACTAAATCTAAAATGCCATGCACATATTGCCCTGTCAAGAAAGCATGCTACGATAAGTCTGGTCCAGTAGGAACTGTTCAGATAGAAATGTATAGCGTACCAAAATTATGATATGTTCAAACAAAGAGTGTGCAAAAGATTTTGACCCCAAGACTCATAATCAAAAATATTGTACTGATGAGTGTTGCAGAGTTGCAACAAACAGAAGGATAATGGAAAAATATTATGAAAGAAAAGCAATTAAAAATGGATCTGTTAGACAGTGTTCTAAATGTAAGGCTAAGCTAAGCAGGTACAACACTGATACTATATGCGCCCATTGCGAAAAGAAAAGAAGCAGAACTAAAAATTTGCTTCAGGAAATTATAGATGAAATTAAGTAGCCTTGTAAAGACAAAAGCGCACCGTGTCCTTGGGATAGATGCGTCAACAAACTCTATTGCTTTTTGCCTAATGGAAGGCAACAAGCCATTAAAGTGGGGGAAGATTGATCTTGCTGGCATGGATATATATGAAAAAATATATGATGCTAAAAAGAAAATGTCTGTTATGCTAGAGGAACTTAAGTCAGATTATATAGTTGTTGAGGGCGCCATACTTGTCAGATCACCAGATGCTGTGATAAAATTGTCTTATGTGTATGGAGTTGTAATTGCAGAGCTTATGTCCACTGGGGCAAAAGTTATAACAATACCACCTAGCTCATGGCAAGCGCATATTGGGAATAAAAACCCAACAAAAGCTGAGAAAGAAGCAATACGCACTAAGAATCCAGGTTATGCTGACTCTTGGTACAAAAATCAATTAAGGAATATGCGTAAGCAAAGGACTGTTGATTATTTTAATAAGATGTATGGTTTAAATTTAAATGATTTTGATGTTGCAGATGCATTCGGCATTGCACATTATTCCAATGAGGTGTTAACTAAACGATGAGTCCAGACTGGCAAGAGAAGAGTGCTCAAGAAGAATTTGTTTTAAGCTTACTTGACAATAAAAAAGAAGGATACTATGTAGAGCTAGGAGCATTTCATTCTAAGAATGGAAGCAATACCTATAGACTAGAAAATGAGTTTGACTGGAAGGGCGTTTCTTTTGAGATAGTTCCAGAATTTCACAAAGAGGTATCAGAAAATAGAAAGAACCCATGTATCCTTGGAGATGCTACTCAGTTTAATTATATTAATTATTTTGAAGAGAACAATTTCCCAAAGCAGATAGACTACCTACAGGTAGATATTGATGGCGGGTATGATCCAAAGGGCTATACCGTTGGCAACCCATACCTATCTTTACATGGCTTATTAGCAGTACCATTAAACCAGTATAGATTTACAGTAATAACATTTGAGCATGATGCTAATTTAGTTTTAAATAATATAGCTATGCGTGATGCACAAAGACAGATACTTGATTCACTTGGATATGCTCTTGTGGTTAGAGATTTCCATGAAGACTGGTGGGTTGATAGAAGCGCTATTGGTTACACAGATTACAGACAGCATTTTAAATGGAACACAATGTGAAGCTTTACCAAAGTAAAGAGTGGCTGTATAGAAGATATGTAGTTCAAAGAAAGACAGTCACTGAAATTGGAAAAGAGTGTCAAGTATCTGCTATGACCATACAAAGATACCTAGAGCAGTTTGGATTAATTAAAAAAAGATGAGTGTGTTAGATAAATTTTGCTACAACATATTCCATATACCAGGATACGGAGATTCTGCCAGTATAAGGCAGTCTCTATTTGATGAGCTTGATTTATATTTATCTGATAAAATAAGCAAACTTGACACACCTACAATTTTAATATCTTCTGAAAAAGATTACTTTGATACCCAAGATAAATATCAAATACTAGATCCAAGATCAAAGTTTAAATGGGGAGAGCTTGGTATATGGGCTAGTAATCTAGTAGCAATGAAAAATTTTATTGATTCTGATAAAGAGTATCTAATGCTAATGGAAGATGATATCTATGTAAAAGATAAAGATTTATTCTTAACTCTTTTAGACAGGTATATGCTTCTATTACCAGATAGTTGGGACATATTTAGTTATTTTGTTCATCCCAAAGAATATTGGTTGGGGTATGGAGTAGAGGTTGACAACTCTATACCAGGATTTCCAGTGTATAGAAATGTTCTTCCGCCAGGAGTTTCATTTGAAAGTGATGTAGTAGAGGCGTATCAAGACTGGTCTTTGCTATGCTACATAGTAAATAGAGACTCAGCAAAAAAAATATTAGATTTTGTTAAAGAAAATGGAATAACAGAACCAATAGACTGGTTTATATTCAATAAGTTTAATAAAGTTTTTAATACATATACAATATCACCAGAGGCTACACCTGGGTGTGAGCTTTATGAAACAACATCTCAATTCCAACAAAAGGAGATGCCAATGACAATACCAGGAAAGAGAACAATAATTGACTAGAGAATCCACAGATAGAATACCAAATTGGTTTCAAATGGGATCAACACAAGAAATATTTAATAGCATTTTGTCAGAGTACGCTGGTAAAGATAGTCTTAGGTTTTTAGAAATAGGATCATTTTGTGGCGACAGCTCAGCTTGGATTGCTGAAAACATTTTAACTGGCAGCAATTCTTATTTAGATTGTGTTGATCCTTGGCTTGTCGATGTAGAAAATTTAATATACGACTGGTCAGAAATAGAGGCAGAGTTTGATAAACAAATAGAGCCTTATAAAGATAGAATAAATAAACATAAATCATTTAGTTTTGATTATTTAATTAAAAATAGAGAAACATTATTTGATTTTATATATATTGATGGAGATCATTCTGCAAAAGCAATACTAGAAGATGCCGTTTTAAGCTGGAGTATTCTTAAGATTAATGGTATTATGGCATTTGATGATTATGAGTGGCAGCATCCAGAAGGCAGTCAGTATAATCCTAAAAAAGCTATTGATGCGTTTTTAGATATTTATAAAGAAAAAATATCTGTCATTCATGTTGGTTGGCAGGTTTGGATTAGAAAGACGGCGGAGTAATGGGTTTTGTATCATATCCAAATAAAGATAACGGCTATCAGATGTGGGTTACAGATTTGCAATTAATAGCAACTGATGCACCATCTGGACATAAAATAATTACAGAGTGTTTAGAGATAGCAGAGATGCTAATTAAAAAGAATGTTTCCTACGGAGACTCAGCCTTAAATCCTATGAGACTATTTGCACAGTCAGATTCAGTAGAGCAATTAAAGGTTCGTATTGATGATAAATTAAATAGAATTAAGAACTCGCAAGGATACGCTGGAGACAATGATATTGATGATCTAATTGGATACCTAGTGTTATTAAGAATAGCCATGTCCCAGGTTGCCATTTCAGTCGACTAGAAGTATAATAGTATCATGAGTGATATAGAGCCAGCAGTACATTTTGACCGAATGAATAAAGTCGTTGAGGAGCTACTCAAGGGCAATTCAGCCACGCAGATAGCAACAGCCACAGGATTCTCTAGAAAAGAAGTCCTAGAGTTTATTGATGAGTGGAAGACAGTTGTACACAATGATTCTAATATAAGAGATAGAGCAAGAGAAGCAATATCTGGCGCTGACCAACATTATGCAATGCTTATTAAAGAGGCCTGGAAGACCGTTGAAGACGCAGATCAAAGCGGGCAGCTTAGTGTTAAGGCGGGAGCCCTAAAACTAATTGCAGATATAGAGACTAAAAGAATAGCCATGCTTCAATCTGTTGGAGTTCTAGAGAATACACAGATAGCATCACAAATTGCAGAGACAGAACGTAAGCAAGAAATACTAGTAGGTATATTAAAAGAAGTAACTGCATCTTGTCCTAAGTGTAAAATGGATGTTGCAAAAAGGCTATCCCAGATTACTGGGGTAGTGGAGGCAATAGTAATTCAGGACGCAGATGTCGTTTGATTTTTCAGATTTAATTGACATACTTGACGGAGAAGAATTTGAAGAGCGTCCAGTAGACATACAAACATTTGTTACTGATCCAAATTATTTAGGTCTGCCACAATTATCTGAACTACAGTATACGCTTATTGAAAAGTCTTCTCAGATATATAAAGAGTCCACGCTAATAAAGCTTTTTGGCGAAGAGGATGGAAAGCTAAGATTTAAGCAGACATGCAATGAAGTAATTGCACAGTTAGGTAAAGGTTCTGGTAAAGACTACACTGCTACTATTTCAGTTGCCTATCAAGTTTATTTATTGCTATGTCTAAAAGATCCAGCAACATACTATGGTAAGCCACCAGGTGACACAATTGATATTCTAAATATTGCTATTAACGCACAGCAGGCAAACAATGTTTTCTTTAAAGGATTTAAGACAAGAATTGAATTGTCCCCATGGTTTGCTGGAAAATATGAGCCTAAAGCATCTGAAATTAAATTTGATAAGAATGTAAACGTATACTCAGGCCACTCTCAAAGAGAAGCATGGGAAGGATACAACGTTATAACTGTTATCCTTGATGAGATCTCTGGTTTTGCCATGGAAAATACAACAGGACATGATCAGGCTAAGACAGCTGATGCTATATATGACATGTACCGTGCATCTGTGATGTCCCGTTTCCCAGACTATGGAAAAGTAATTTTGCTTTCATTCCCCCGTTTCAAAAATGATCCAATACAAAAATTCTATGAGTCTGTTATTGGAGAAAAAGAAACTATTATTAGAACAAAGACTCTTAAGATGGACGATGATCTCCCAGATGGAACTGATGGCAATGAGATAACTATTGATTGGGAAGAAGACCATATCATATCTTATCTGTATCCTAAAACATATGCTTTAAAGAGGCCAACATGGGAAGTCAATCCAACTAAAAAGATTGAAGATTTTAAGGTAGACTTCTACAAAAATTCATTAGACGCTCTTGGTAGATTTGCTTGCATGCCACCAGAGATGGTAGATGCTTTCTTTAAGTCACGTGAAAAGGTAGAGAAGGCATTTAATAATACTGCTCTTGCTGTAGATAGCTTTGGTAGATTAGAAGAATGGTTTAAGCCAAAAGAAGATACAAGATACTTTATACACGTTGACCTTGCACAAAAGCACGACCACTGTGCAGTCTCGCTAGCACATGTTGAAAGATGGGTTAATGTTAGAGTTACAAACGAGTACTCTCAGCCAGCACCAATTGTTAGTGTAGATGCAGTTAGATACTGGACACCTACGCCTGATAAGTCTGTTGATTTTACTGAGGTTAAAGACTATATACTTGCACTTAAAACACGTGGGTTTAATATAGGAGTGTGTACATTTGACCGATGGAACTCCCATGATATGATGCAGCAGCTAAAGCAATATGGAATTAATACTGAAATTTTGTCGGTGGCTAAAAAGCATTATGACGATATGGCTATGGTTGTATTAGAAGAAAGACTTAATGGGCCATACATACCACTTCTAATTGATGAATTGTTGCAGTTAAAAATTATGCGTGATAAGGTTGATCACCCACGAAAAGGTTCTAAAGACTTGGCGGATGCAGTCTGTGGATCTATATTTAATTCAATTAGTAGAACAAGGCCAGATATGAATAATGAAATAAACATTCATACATATGAGTCAATGTCAATACATGATGATTTTAGTAGAGATAACCCAGATGTAACATCAACTAATATGATTAGGGCACCAAGAATGCCACAAGATTTAAGAGAAGCAATGGACAGGATGCAAATAATATGAGTGAATATCAAGATAAAGCTAAAGAGTGTAAGTGCTGTGGCAAGCATGTTCCACTTCCAACTGTATTGAGAGAGTTTAATGGCATAGTTGTATGCCCAACTACATTTGCCAATATAATGGAATACACTAGAGTTTGGAACTCTATTGGATCAAGACCTCCTGGTAAAATAAGAAAACATTTTTCAGAATATGTACAGCAGATAGTTGAAAAAACCATTGACAATAACGATAAGGTTATACTATAATTGCAACTAGGCAACAGTAGCTTAGTTGGTTAAAGCCCCGAACTCATAATTCGGTAATCGTAGGTTCGAGTCCTACCTGTTGCACATGGGAGAATATGTGAAAGATATAGAGTACTACATAGAAATCGGTGCTGTTTCAGTTGAAGGCATTGATGAAGACGGAGAGTTTATTTTTCTCATAACAGAAAAGGCCAAAGATATTGCGCCTGAGTTATGGAAAGCACACACAGAGTATATTGATGATGCAATGCTAAAGTTATTTGAAAGTGGATTTTTAAATGTTTCATATGATGAAAATTTAGAGGCAACCTTTTCGCTAAGTCCAGAAGGAGAAGAGATGGCAAAGACCCTGGGACTAGTAGAAATGAATCAAGACGAAGAAGATCAATAGAATACCTCTGTAGCTCAGCGGAAGAGCAACAGACTTCTAATCTGTTGGTCGCTGGTTCGATTCCAGCCAGGGGTGCGATACGTTTGTATCACTTATATATAAGGAGAAACATGAAAACAATAGGAGATAAACTTGGTAACTTTGCCGTTATCGGAGTTAAACCTGGAGCGTTATCTTATGACGACTCATCTTTTGAAGTAATAAACCAAGATTCTTTTCCAGGCAAATGGAAAATTATTGCATTCTATCCAAAAGATTTTACCTTTGTATGCCCAACAGAAATTGTTGCATATGATGCTCTTGTAAATGATTTTAATGACCGTGACGCAGTCCTTATGACTGGATCAGTGGATAACGAGTTTTGCAAAATTGCATGGCGCAATGCTCATGAAGATTTAAAGAAAACTAATTCTTGGTCCTTTGCAGATACAGCACATCAATTATCTGGTGACCTTGGAATTCAACACTCTTCTGGAGTAGCATATCGTGCAACATTTATTGTAGACCCAGATAATATTATCCAGCATGTAACAGTAAACAATTTAGATGTAGGAAGAAATCCAGATGAAACTCTTCGTGTTCTAGATGCTCTTCAAACTGGTGAGCTATGTGCATGCAATAGATCACTTGGCGGGGAGACGCTGTAATGTCTTGGGTTGGCCAGATTAATGAAAATCTTCCAGAGTACGCTAAGGACATTAGGTTAAATCTAGATTCAGTAATTAATAGATCAACTATTGATTCAGAGCAGGCAACCTATCTCGCATTAGCTGCAGCCTTTGCTACTGGAAACGGAAAGCTTGTTGCTTTTATTACAGCAAGTGCAACAGACGAAGTAGAAAGAAATGCAGCCCTTACAGCTGGTGCTATCATGGCACAAAATAATGTTTGGTATCCATACATTGAGATGGCAGATGATGCTAATTTAAAAGGTCTACCAGCACAGCTTAGAATGAATGCAATAGCATCTCATGGCGGCACTACAAAAGCAAGATTTGAGGCTTACTCGTTAGCTTCATCTATTGTGGGTAAATGCCATTTCTGTGTTAAAGCACACTATGAAACATTGAAAGAGGAAGGCTACTCAGTCGAGCAGTTGCGTGATATCGGAAGAATTGCAGCAACAGTAAACGCATTAGCAAAGATACTCTCAGCTTAATCTATGTCCTAGGCAAGACTTAAAACTGCCCCAAGTTCCTATAGCTCAGTCGGTAGAGCAGCAGACTTTTAATCTGCGGGTCGATGGTTCGAGCCCATCTGGGGACACAAATATAAAAATGGTATAATTAAAGTAATCAATTTTCTAGGAGGAAATAAAATGGCAGCAGTACAAGGATCAGCGGCAAGACTAGTAGAAGTAGCTCTTGCAGAAGTTGGATATATTGAAGGACCAAAAGATAACGAAACAAAGTATGGCAAGTTTGCTAAAGCAAACTTTCAACCATGGTGCGGAAGCTTTGTTATGTGGTGCGGAAATGAGGCTGGCGTAAAAATTCCTAATACAGTTTACACACCAGCAGGAGCACAAGCATTTATTAAAGCTGGCACATGGCAGAAAGCAGAAGAAGCAACACCACAGCCAGGAGACATCCTGTATTTTGATTTCCCAGGAGACGGTGTCGATAGAATTTCTCACGTTGGAATTGTTGTAAAAGACAACGGAGACGGAACAGTAACATGTGTAGAAGGAAACACCAGCTCAGATAAAAAGGGAGACCAGAGAAATGGTGGAGAGGCATGTCTAAAGGTTCGTGCATACAAGAAAAAGAACGGATCAAAGCTACGCAAGTCACAGCCAGTAGCAGTAGTAGGATTTGGAAGACCAGCATTTGGTGTAGCAGTAAAGCCAAAGGCAGAAAAGCCAGCAGCTAAAAAAACTGAAACAGTAAACACAACAACATTAGAAGGCATTAAGAAGGCGTCTAAAAAGACAACAAAGTAATGTTTGAATACTATGTAAAAAAAGTAACAAACGTTGTTGATGGAGACACTATTGATGTTGAAATCGATTTAGGATTTAGTATATCTTTTAGCTCAAGAGTAAGACTTGCTGGAATTGATACACCAGAAAGCAGAACTTCAGATAAAGCAGAAAAAGTTCTTGGTCTTGAGTCAAAAGAATATCTTAAGTCAAAGATTAAAGATGCTAAAAGCGTTGTAATTAAAACTGAAAAGATGGACAGCTCAGAAAAATACGGAAGAATATTAGGGTGGGTATATCTTGATGGTTCAGAAGTTTCAATTAATGAGCAAATGATATCTGAAGGATACGCTTGGGGTTATCTTGGAGATACCAAAGTAAAAGATTTTGATGCATTAGCAAAGGCTAGGGCAAAAGCAAAAAAGTAGTTGCAATCCTAGTCACCTAAATGGTATAATAGTATGGTCACCTGCCAAATGGGGGTGGCCATATTACTTGCTTAAAAGGAGAATAAAATGGTAACACAATTTGCTATGGATCTATTTAAGGATCCATTTTTTATTGGCTTCAACAGAGAGTTGGAGCGTTTCAATAGTCTTAGTAAGGTAAACAATACGGCATTCCCGCCATATGATTTGCTAAAGCTAGACGAAGATAACTATCAGTTAACGCTGGCAGTTGCTGGATTCACAAGAGAAGATCTGACTGTGTCAATTGAAGACGGAAGTCTTTGGATCACAGGTGAAATTACAGAGGTAACAGATGCAGAAGTTGTCCACAAGGGAATCGCTGCACGTAAGTTCACAAGAATCTTTGAACTAAGTGAATACATGGAAGTTTCTAGTGTAGAGCTAAAGGATGGCATGTTGCATATCCGTGTAGTTAGAAATCTACCAAAAGAAAAACAACCAAAAATTCTAAAAATTAAATAACCGTGAGACCTGGGTATGTCCTAAAACTACCCACTTAACAGAAAGATTAAAATGATTATTCAAATAATTGGTCTCCCAGGTTCTGGAAAGACAGAGCTTGCAAAAGCTTTAAAAGAAAGAATTAACGCAATACATCTTAATGCAGATGAAGTCCGTGCAACA